GATCATTAGATATCGTCTAACCAATTAGCTGCTCCTGAGGACGCACTAGCAGCCTTCTGAAGGTCTTCAAAAGTCTTTGCATAGCCCAGAACACCTACGTTAAGACCACCTTCTCCCTGTACGAATTTACGTTCTAGCTCCCATCTTTCACGTTCACGATTCTTAATAGCTTTTTGTTCAGTAAGGGCCATGTTTTCAGTAAAGTACTGAACAGCCATAGCTAGAGCGTCTAGTCTGTCATCATGTCTGATGCTGTTTTTCTCTTTGGTAATTCTGGTCATTTGCCAAAAGAGTTGGTATTGCGATCTAGTTTCGCTTGGATAGCACTCAGTGGAGGAAATATCTTTAGCGATTATGTCAGTGTCGATCATGAGCCTGTGTTGGTTCATGACCGGTTCAAGGGTATCGATAATCCTGGCTTCTTTTTGTTTTGTATGTCTGACCTCTTCGATAGAGCATGGGTAGATGGTTCCAAGGTATCTTTTAAGAAGCTCACTGAACATTCCGAGTCCAAGGTTACTTTCGACCAATATCTCTTTGACCTTATATTCCTTCGCAATGAGGGTGAGTTTTTTAAGATTAGTTTCGCTATAACCGCCCCTAAGGCCACCAGAGGCAAGGAGGAAGAGGTTACCATTCAAATAAGCCACTACAGCATAGCCAAGTTCATCACTTCCTTTTCCACTAGGGTCAATCGCAAGTACAACCCCCGTGTAATCAATAAATTCAGACCCGATTTGTCCAGGTTTGTAAAAGAGGTCACCGTGAAGCCCAACAGAGGGAAGATCTAAAGCTTTATCACCGTTAGCACTCCAAACAACCCTGTCAGGGCCTTGTTCTCTATTAAGTCTAAAGATACATAAATCTTGTAGTTTAAGAGGGAATCTTTCCTCATCAGAGAGGCTAATATCAAGAAGGAACTGGAGGTTAAACGTGGACCTACCAATGGATTCCTTTCGGGCTTCTAGTTCCTCCCAACCAAATCTTCCTGAGTCTGTAGGGTGACCTGCAAGAGTTTGATCGTTATCTAAATCAGTAGCAATTTTAGGAGCTAAACGGTTCTGATAATAGTCCTTACGTTTTTTAGCAGTAGGGTAAATAGCAGGCCAGATTCTAGGAGAATAACCAGCTAGTTCTAACTTGGCGTAGATGCTGTCCTGAGTGTGAGGAGTACCTAAGAAAACAATCTCCCCACCTGGTTTAATAACAGAATCAAATTCTTTAATAGACTCTCTAAGTTTGTCTCTTATAAGCTGCGTTTCACAGCTCTGAGGAGTCTCTACGTCGTCAGCTACGATCAGATCTGCTCTAGACCCTGTGATCTGTCCGAAAATGCCACTAGAGCGCACTGAAGGGCTTTGATCGGGTTTAGAGCCGAATACATCAAAAGCGACCTTAGAGAACCTTTGAGTGTCACTAGGGAAGAGATCCTGAACCATGAACCAGTTTCTAAGTAGGTCATGGCAAAAGACACTGAAAGCGTCTGCACGGTCTTGTGCAGCTGATATAACTAAAACCTTTGTGTCTGGATCTTTACGCAGTCTCCAGAGCACGTAACCTGCTGTGAGGAAGCTTTTACCACAGCCTCTATAGGCCATGATGATGCGCCTGTTAGGACCGTTCTGAAGGTAATCAGCTAGTTGGTACTGAACAGGAGTAGGACTTGGGAGTCTTAAGAAGTGCCAAAGATGGGTAGCAAAAACAGGGAAGCTGTCAATAGCTTCCTTAATGATCTGTTTTTGAGTAGCATTAGGCACTTATGTAGGATTTAACTTTAGACATATCGATCTCTGGAAGAGCTTCGATCATCTCTCCTATAGCAGACATATCACCATTCTTATCAAGAGTAATACCTTGATCTTTAAGGAACTTAATAGCGTTAGCAAGGTCAGAAGCCTTTACATCTTCTCTATTAAGTTGATCTACTAGTTTGGTAGCTACGAGTCTGTGGAGAGCCTGTAGCTCATCCTCAGAGGCCATACCTACGGATTTTCTTCTAGCCATTAGACACCTTTTAAATGCGAAGCTGGTTTGTAAAGGGGTTTACCAGTTAAGACATTCTTCTTACCTGATTTAAGTCCTTGATAAGCAGGAGTATTACCAGCTTTATCAGCATTGGTAACTGTGTACTGAGCAATTTGATTAGGCTTCTTACGTGCTGGTTCGATGCCTCTGTTGTTAGCCATTGTTATTTCTTAGGGAAAAGGTTTCGTTCGATGAGAGATACCGCTTGGTCATCTATGGTGTTGTCAGTGGTAGAGACAAGTTTTTTAAGCAGATCAATGATTAGCTTTTTAACTGAGTCTGACTTAACAAACGCAAGCAGAACAGGCTTGATTAGAAGGACCATAGCGATAACAGTATTCTACGGAATTATACTGTAAATCTGTTCTTTGGTTTTGGAGTCTCTTTTTCACCAGGAAGATGAGGTCTACCACCTGGAGCACTAGGTGTTCCTTTTTTACCAGGTTCACCAGGAAGTGCAGGACCACCCATAGCTATACGCTTTTTAGGGGCTTTTTCAATCCCTCTATTGTGATTAACGTGTCCAGGCATAATTATTTAGGTATATATTAATATAGTAAGGCTTTTTCTTCATGGCAGAAGATACTAAGAAAAATCTTTTAGAGAAGCTCAAAGATGGTGAGGAGCAGATACAAGTCCTTGGTACATTTGTACGCCTTGGCGTAGTGGTTTGGTCAGGATTCATCATAAGCCTTAATTATTTACCCCTACCAGGGATGGATAATAAGCAAAACAACGATATAACTTTCATAACTTTCGTTTTTACTTCAGCTCTAGCTACCTTTGGGATTGATACAGCTAAGAAAAAGGAACACAAAGACAAACCAACTGGTGCTACCCAACATATAATCATTGAAACTCCTATTAAGATTGAAGGAGTGGATACTAAAAAGGTAACAAAAGTATGAGAAAATGCTTATTACTTTTGCTCCTGCTAAGCCCAGTTGCAGCAAGGGCAAACCCAATTACGCCAGCCTTCACTCAAGGATCGATGCAATCGACTACAGTGACTACAACCG